ACGGCGGTCACTTCTTCTTGCGTGTCGCAACCTGCTTGACCTTGAGGTCTTTGCTTGGCTCCTTGGTTACATGCCAGTCGAGATGACTGGTAAGTTTTGCGCCTTGTTTCGCGACCATGTCGATCAGATTGTCTAGTCGCTTTTGAACGATGGCGTGATCGTTTCGGTTCTCTGTGGCGAGGTTCTTCATTTGGATGATGGCGACGATGATTCCGCCGAGTGCTGCGACTACTGCTGCGAAGACGGCTGCAAGTCCGGCATCCATGTCACACGGCCTTCTTGCGGTCAAGCCATGCTTGTACGGCTGGTGGCACGTTATCGCCTGCGGTGTATCGAAGATGCCATGGTTCTTCTGGTACGACTTCCCATGAGAAGCCGAAGTCAAGTGCGTTGGCGAGCATCCATTCGAAGCGTTTACCAGACGCTGACCAGATATCTACGGCGATGCCGAGGTTGTGTTGAGATGTGCCAGGTGCAGCGAGTGACGCCAATGTCGGTGACTTCTTGTACCACTTCACACCTTCCCAAGTGCGGGTTTGCGCACCAGCGATCGGTTGCTTTTGGTATCGCTGAAGGAACACTGTGGTTTGCATCGCGAGTGATCGGTAGGTGTCGCCTGCCGAGGTTGGTTTGAATGGTTTGATTCCGTCGGCTAACGCTTTGTCGCGCATCGCATGATATGCGTCGGCTGCCCGCCAATGAAGTTTGCCTTCAGGTTGAACATCACGCAACAGATGCGCAGGCACCTCACCAGGCTTCACGCCTTTGAGATCTGCCGGCAAAGTGACCTTAACTATCGGCCAGTTCTTTGCGTTCATTTCTTTTTCTTCGCGCCTGAGAATGCTTCTTTGATTTCTTCGGACGACAGTTCACCATCGACGGATGCTTCGGCGAGTGCGGACACAACTTTGATGACAGCCATCGCACCAGCCATGATCGCAGCCTTACCAACCGAGATACCGATGACGGCACCTGTGGTGATTGCTGGTAGTGCGTTGGCGAGGAACAGTGAGATGAGTCTTTGTCCGAGGTCAAGAAACTTGGCGACTGTTGCGTTCTGTTTAATGTTCATGCTCTGTTCCATTTTCTTCTCCTTTGTCGGTTAATACTCCTGCCAAGTGTAGTGCGAGGGACATGAACGTGAATATCAATGCCCATGTTTGCAGGCTTCCAGACAGGGTCATGATGGTGATCGCGGACGCGCCGAGGGTAAACCCTAAGGCGAATATCTCTTTGCGTAATTTGGCGAACATTCTAATTTTCTCTTCTGCGCAGGCTCGCTCCTACCGCAACAAGTGTATTGGATACGGCGACCAGCGTTCTACGCTCACCGACAGGAATCGTCTGCCCGACCATCTGGAACGAATCGAAGACGCCTGCGAACACGTTGATTGTGTCTTGGAACGCTTTCTTGACTTTGGTTGGTGCTTCGTTTAGGACTGCGACAAGTTCGTCGGCTTGCTCGACTGTGATTTCTTCTACGACAAGTTCTTCGAATATCTGTTCGGCTTGGTCTTGGGTGATCGCCGCTAAGACTTCAGGACTTGACGCGATGCTGACTGCCTGATCCGAAGATAGTGAGGTTGTCAATATCTGCTCGATGGCTGCGACGACTTGTGCCGGTGACGCATCCTTCAATTCGTTCAGCACTTCGGCGACCTTCTCGTCTGTGATCGGTTGTTCAGGCTCGATGTCAAGTAGCGTGGTGGTTGATGAGATCTCTGTTGTTGGTGTTGTCGTTTGTGGGATATCTGTTTCTTGCGTCGGCTCTGATGTTGGCACACTTGTTTCGTCGGGCAGAGTTAGAGGCGGAACAGAAGAAGTCAGATCAGTTGTATTGGGAAGAGGTAAGGAAGGATCGGTTGTAGATGTTTCGAGAATCGTGGTGGATGTTGTGGGTTCGGGTTCAGGCAAGGAAGTTGTGGTGGTGGTATCAGGAACTGATTCGACGACTGGTGCGCTACTAGTCGTCGTGGTTTGAGGAGGCGTATATGGTGCTTGCGTTGTTGACGGAGCTGGTGCAGTTGTTGTGGTCGGCGGTGTCGTGGTACTTGTCGTTGATGTGGTTGTGTCTATCTGAGTTGTGGTCGTGGTGCTGGGAAGGATTGTTGTAGATGTCGAAGAACTGGTTGATGTGGATGTCGAAGAAGAACTGGTTGATGTGGTGTCAGGTATGGACGATGTGGTCGGTATGGATGATGTGGTTGTTGTCGTTGTTGGCAAGATAATCGCAGCCTGAGTTGTGAACGCGGAGTCTGGGACCATCTCCCAGCCTTGACCATTGATGTTCCAAGCAAGCATTATGCAGGTGCCTCCGCCGTTCTCGTACATCCACAATTCGAGCGGCACACTCCCAGCGTCAAGATCTAGTTCGCCTGAAGTTGTGGCTGAACAGCCTTGATCCCACCAGACACCGAACGTGTTGCCGTCAATCGTTATCTCACCGCCGTCATCTGACGCCAACCAGAACTCAATCGTGTTGTGAACTGGGATTGTGATATAGCCGGTCATGTGAACCATGAACAGATCGCCTGTGCAGTCCTCGTACGGTTCGCCGTCATAACTGCGGTTGATGTTGTTCTCAACCTCTGAACCGCAGACAAGATATTCGGATGTCGACTGGACTGGTGGGATCTCGTCAATCGTGTAGTAGGTCGTGTTCAACCCAGGTATCGGTTCGGCTCGAACGACTGTCGGCCAAATTGAGAACAGGATTGCTGGTAGCGGGATCAGCCACCTAGTTAAAGTGCGACCCACACTTTATGGCTCGATCGGTTCTTCAACTACAGGTGCAACAAAATCTTCTGTCGCTTCATCATAAACAAAACCGACACCAGCATAAGTTTTGCCCTCAGTATCAAAAAAAGTTTCAACCCAACGACCCTCGTAGCGTTGCGGGTTCGCTTCAAGGAACTCTCGCTGCACTACAGCGATATGGGTTACCACATTGTTGTCGTCTAGTTGTGCAAAGAATTGTCGGCTCATACTTTGAACCTTACATAAACGACACCTGCTGCGCCTGCGCCGCCTGCGCCGGCTGCTGCCGTACCGCCGCCGCCTGCACCATAATTAACGCCTGCGTTACCTGTGCCACTAGTTTTGCCTGCTACACCGCCGTTGCCTGCCGCGCCTGCTGTGCCGCTACCGCCGCCGCCGCCGCCAGCACTTGCATAATAGGTTGAGCCGCCAATCCAGCCTGAAATATCTGCACCGCCACCACCTGCGCCACCTACGGTTGTACTTGAAGCCGCTGTGCCCGCGCCACCTGCACCGCCGCCACCGCCACCGCTATTACTTGCATCGCCTATATAACCTGAACCATTACCACCAACATTTCCCTTTACACCTACGCTGCGACCAATAGTTTCAGCACCAGCAGCGCAACCACCTGCACCACTTCCACCGCTTTGACCCACTTTTGTTCCATAATTACCGCCCGCAGACCCATAACCACCACGACCACCACCCACCGCAACTTGACCGCCGATTGTGCTTCGTGCGCCCACACCTGTACTCGCTGCCGCACCACCTGCACCAACATCAACTGTTTGGTTTGCAGAAAAATAAACGGTTGCAATGGTGTCTAAACCAACAATGTCGCCACCGCCACCACCTGCACACGCACCGCTATCGGCTGGACCAGAACCGCCACCGCCACCAATAAGCAAAACATCAAACAAACCTGATTTAGTAACCGTCAAAGTGCCATCACTTGTAAAAGTTAAAAGCGTGTAATTTATGCCGCCAACAGTAATGCTCGATGATGAACCGCCTGTAGCCGCGCCATATGTTGCACCGCCACCGCTAAAAAAAGTTGCAGCACTGGCACTCTGGAATCGCAGAGTCCCACCTCCGTATTGTGCCAGCACAAGGTTTGATCCAGTAACTGTAATTGCGGTTGACGCTGCTTGAATTGTGCAAGCACCGGCACCGAGCGAAGAAATAAATAGTGAGTCACCTGCGGCGAATGTTGCGGCAGGCACAGAGATCGTGGTCGCAGTCGAAGCTGTCATCTGCACATGTGTGCCGACATCACCAGCGACAAGTGTTGCTGAGGTTGTCTTGGCCGACACTGTTTGGTTGTAGTCGTTTTTTTGCAGATCGTTCATCTGCGCAGCAGTGAGCGTCTGCCCACTAGAGAAACTTTGAAGTGCCATATTGCTCCTATCCTAGCCCAACATCGACATCGTCAAGTTGAGACTCATCCAGTATAAATGCGGTCAAGAGTTGTGCCTGACCTAGACCGAATCTTATCCGATGGTCGGATGTCGTGATGTCGTGGTTGACGGATTCGATAAACACCGAGTCGGTTCGGGTGAGCGGTAGTCCTGTTGTGTAGGTTTTGGTGACATTGATGATGTCGCCGACATCGAGTGCCAGTACGGTTGGCCAGAGTGCCGAACCGCAAGCGTTCAGACTGGTTGAGATTTCGTTGAATCGGATGATTGGTTCTTTGTATTTGTCCAATAGGTTTTGTGCCAACGCTGACCCAGCCGCCAAATTGTTTAGAGGCACATTCGAGAACGACAAAGTTTGCACACCATACTTGCCTTGGCTTGTCGAGTCGGCTGCGACTTGCGCTGCGGTACCACCTTCAACATCTACCTGTACACGGTTGAACAAAGTTTCTTGACCGTATGCGACACCGATAGACAGTATCGGTATCTCGTTGGTGGCTGTGCCACCGAACGATGCGATTGCGGTTGAGAATGTGAAATCTATTCTCGGATCGAACACAATCTGGTTTCTTCGATTTGCGAAGAGCCTGCCATCTTCTGCGACTGCGACAGCTTGCAACGCAGTCAAAGTGTTTGTGTTGTCTGGATAGGCGACGGTGCCGCAGGTTGCGACACCTGTGGCGATGTCACGCAACGCCGTCGAGTAGGCAACCTCGGTGCGGTCCAAGATCGCTGACACTCTTGCCGAAGTTAGTTGTGATGATGGTGTGAATGCGGTGAGGCTGGTACGGCTCAACTCGTATAGACCGTCGGCTGCGATGATTGACGCAAACGACAAGTTCGGCATCTCGTAGGTGATGTCGAGGTCGGTGATTGCTCCGACGAACAGTTCGGCTGTGCCAGCAAGAACCTTGATCGCACGTCTCGGAGCTAGATCAAAGTCGCCTGCATACCAAGTTGATGCGGTGTTGGCTGGGTCGAAGAGTCTGCTTGATGCGCGGTCGTCAGCCAAGATGCGGCAGGTGCCTGGCTGGAATTGTTCGGTTTGTGCGCCACGGCCACGCTGAACCGACACGGCAAGAATGTATTCGGTTGCGTCCACAAAATCAGTTGAACCATTCAACACATCCGTACCATCAAGCGTTGACGAGTCGAGTGTGAATGCGTCAGCGACAGCACCGACATCCAATAGAACTGAATACTCTTGACCCCACTTGAGTGTCTTAGGCATAACTACGCAACCGCGAACTCTAGAAAGTTCCCACCAGCGATCCGACTATATTGCTGCAACACCTCAACAATTTGCCGCCCAGCCTCAACACCATTCGTACCGATACCCGTGTTGATATTGATGTTCGTACCTGCGCCACCTGTGGCAGATGTTCCGCCACCAGCAGCCATGCCAGGTGTTGGAACAGTCGGCAATGAAGGGATGGTTAGATTGCGGTTCGGCATAGTTGCAGCAGCCTCAGCCACCTTCTTGATCGCCTCAGCAAGATTCTCGTAGGCTTCAGTCTCACGCTCGACAGCATCAGTCAAACGATCCGACGCTTCCTTCTCTTTGACTTTTGCATCATTGACCGCGTCAAGAAGTTTGTTGTAGGTATCCGAACCGATGATCGCACCGCTCACCGCTTCGTTCAAAACAAGTTGTGCGTCTTTCAGTTTGTTTGTTGCATCAAACTCCGAGTCACTTGCATCAGCAACAGCCAACTTCGCTTGCGCCAAATCAATCTCAGCCTGGCGGATAGCCTGCGCACTGGATTGAGGATCGGCGCGAAGTTCGGCAAGTGCCTTCTCAGCGTCAGCCACAGCGAACACCGCTTCCTCGACACGGAATCCAGCCTGTGCCACATTGCGTTGAGCCGCCGACAGTTCTCGCTGAGCCTTCTTAGCCTGATCCGAATCAGCACCGAACCCATTGACCGCATCGTTTAACGCCTTCTGTTTGGCGGCAACATCATCTTGCGCGGCTTTCAAATTATCGGCAGCCTGCGCACTACCCTTCTGCGCATTGTTGAACGCCTTCTGTGCAGATGTCGAAGACTTCAACGCATCTGTGTACTTCTCAAACTTCTGTTTGGCTGTCTCAACCGTCTTGGCTGCGCCACCTGTTTTCTTGTCAAGATCTGACAGCGATGTTGACCAGTCATCGGTTGATTCTTTGGCTTTAGGTAGAACTTTGGTTCCTAGTCTGTCGGTCTGGTCAATCAATGGTGAGATCTTGTTGCCGGACAGATTCAATGCTGCGGTCGTGTTAAGAATTGATAATCGCAGTTTGTCGAAGCGATCTGTGACTGCTTCGGTTCGGTCAATGAGCATCTGTTCAACTGTGATGATTCCGTCGCCACCTGTGACAGCCGAACCGATCGCTCGAAGAATGTCTATGAACGCGAACCCTGGTTTGAAGAAGTTGACGATCGCTTGTTCAAACTCGATCACCGAAAGAATCATTCTTTCGATTGCGTCAATGACTATGAACGATGCTGGACCCATTGCGGCGGCAAAGTATTTGACCGCACCAGCCAAACCTTCATCTTTGAACCCGTCAACCGCAGCTTTCAACGCTGGGATGATTCGCTTCTGTAAGAACTCCACGATCTTCTCGAATGCTGGTAGCAGTAGGAAGCCGATTGTTTCTACTACTTCGCCGAATGATGTGCGGAGTATCTTTACTCGTCCAGCGAATGTGTCGGCTGCGGTTGCGGCAGCACCACCAAATTGTTGTTCCAAAGTATTGAGCGCGGCACCGAAGTCTTTGCTCTTCTTGGTGTTCTCATCGAGCGGTATGCCGAGTCGAGTCAAAGCGGAAATGTTGCCTGTTGCCGCACGACCGAGGCCGAGTGTGACTGCTTCTAAGTCGCGACCAGTAGCAGCACTAATGTCAAGCGCAAGATTGAACAAACGCTGAGATTTTTCTAGATCGCCTGTTGCTCTGACAAGATTGCCGAACGCCGGACGCAACTCATCGTCGGCGATACCTGTCGCCAACATCGCCTTCTCAATGAACGCTTCGGTTGCTTGAACCTGTGCTTGTGTTGCAGCAGCTGAACGAATCAACTGTGCTTCAAGACTTTTCTGTGATGCTTCGTCGGCTGCCGCTGCTGCGACGGCTGCTGTCGCTGCACCTGCTACTGCGGTCAATGCACCGAGCGCAATGAATGCACCTTTCTTTACGAAGTCAAATGCTTTGCCAAGTCCGGCACCGATCGACTGCACCTTCTCGATTGATTGCTGTCCTTCGCGGGCAAGGTTCTTGAACGCCGTGATAGCACCGTCGGCGTTGCCGAGAATCTTTACAACGAATGTGCGTTCACCTGCCATGGTGAAGCAATTCTACTCAGTTAGCAGCCATCCGTTTACGCAGCTCAGCCCACTCACGTTGCATGTCTCTATGTATCTCCGCTTGCGTCATGCCTTTGTACTCTGACAAATCGATTGGTGCATCCCACCACTTCGGGTCAAGAACACATCGCATCGGATTACCACGACGCGGCTGACGAGTTGAGCGAATGCTCGGTGTTGAGAACGTGCGTGTCGGTGCTGCGATGTCAGTGATTGTCGGGTCAAGGAATCGCCAACCTGAATGATGTGTACGGAATGGTTGACCTGCTTCGTGCTGTGGCAGATAGAAGATACGGGCAGGGTCTTTGGTTGCTGGGTCGCCTTTGAGACGAAGACGCTCATGTGTCTCATACCAGACTTCTTCCCAATTCTGTACCGGCACAGCCTGCTCAAACGGAACGACAACGTGCCAGTGTGGATCGTTGTCACGATGTGACCAGGTTGTATAGGCGAAGTGTATATACGATCCGAGATCAGCCTGCTCGAATGCTTCACCGTCAAGGTCGGCAACCAACGCCCAGACATGCGACACGTTGCGATTGCCACGAGTTGTGTGTTCACGGTATGTGACTGGCGAATACAACTTGCCGTCAGACTTCTGTTCGCGTTCTTGATGGTTGCCGAGCATGGTTGCAAACTCCATCCATGATGTGGCGATGGTCTTTGGGTAGATTGATTTGACCGATGGGAACCCGACGACTTCAAACATTGTGCAGACCTGCCTCAATGTATCGGCGAAGTAGTTCGGACGCGGTCACATCTTCACGCTTGGCTTGACGCTTGATGAGTGTCTTGAGTTCTTGGTTGAGTCGAATGGTGATGGTTGGATATTGATTTGTCATCACATCACCACGATTGAATGAATGATTTCGTTGTCAACAATCAAAAGGTTTGCGTAGTAAACCTTGGTTCCCTTTGGTCGTTGTACTGCTGCAAAGTGTGTCCAGCCTGTTGTGCGCATGCTTGGAGTGTGTTCTTTGATTTCAATAACTTTCAATGTTTGGTTCTTGTGTTTGATTTGCATGACTACCTCCTTAGGTATGTAAGACAATCTATAGGAATTGTAAGACAAATGCAACTATTTTTGAAAGATTTTTTAAGCCTTATTCTGTAAGGCTTTCAGCCGATGCCTAGTTCTTTAACGACACGGTCCATGCCATCTAGGTATTCCTTGGCTATGGCGTTCTTGCGTTTGCGGACGGTCGGCCAGAAGAAGTAGCCCGACTGACCTCGATGTCTCAAGAACTGTTTCGTGGTCGGTCTAGCACCGCCACCGAACTCCGCACCGAAGAACACATCGGCACGAGTCACTTTCGTTTTGCGCTTACTGTTCGGACGAGTCTTAGATACGAACGATTCTTTACCACGCAACTTGATAGTCGGGATGCGGTCATTGCTTGCTCGTAAACCTTTGGCAACTTGTATTGCCTGACTCGCTCGACTGACTGTGGTTGCTTCTAGTTTGACTTTTGATTCAAGATCTCTGGCGATTGTGTAAGCGACTTTGCGCATCTCTTTGTTGAACTGCGGACTTGCCTTCTGGAACTTGCGCAAAGTTTCAAACAAGTCTTTGACGATGACAGTGTTACCTGCGACGGCTGCGGTGCCGGCACGACCAAGAGTTCCACCTGTGTCACCTGGCAGACTTGGGAATGCTGAGAAGGCCATCACTGAATCCTTTGTGGTGGGTTGGATTTGACGCTCTTCCAGCGCAGATAGCCGAGCATTGTGTACAGCATTCTAGGTGATTCTTGTAGTAGCACCGATGGTGCGATGTGTGTCTCGCAGGCGAGGTATGCGATCAGCCAGTGGGCTGATTGTTCTCCAAAGGGACGATCACCGCAGAGTCGGTTCCAACCTCCACACTCTCAACTGTTTCAATCCATTCTTCGAACTTCATCGCGGTCTTCTTCGTGCGCTTCGTTGCATGCCAAGCCAACCAGGCAAGATCGGTGAGGCGTAGTTCTGTTTGGAAGTTTGCGACCGAACGATTCTTCTCGCCTTCGAATGCGATGAAGTCTGCGAACTGTGCGGTCACTTTTGTGGTGACGTTGTCTAGCGTCGTCACTTCTAGGTTGATTTTCATTCTTACCTCCTGATTGTTTTGTTAAGAATTATGCACCTGTTGATTTGGTGATTGTTCCGCTGATCGGCCAAGTTACATCGGCTGTGTTCAATTCACCGACAGCACCGTTGACTGGGCTGAACTCTGTGCAAAGCACAGAGAAGGTGTAATGCGGTGTTGCTGATCCTGCTGCGGCTGTGCCTGCTGGTTTCACAACCATCGTGACAGCGGTCGAACCGATCAATGGCATGATGAGTCCGTCGATGGCGTTGTAGTCGTTGTGCAACGAGAGTGTCACCGAGTTGTCAATCAATCCTGAGACGCGAGTTACTGCACCACCTGAACCGAAGTTTGTTGTTGGTACTTCGGCAGCCGAAGTTGACAGAGTTACTGCTGCAACGCTTGATGTGATATCGGTGCCGTTCAGAATTACGTTTGAGTTTGTGAGAACTAACTTTGCCATGATTATTTATCTCCTGCCTTGTCGGCCTTGGAAGTTGATTTATCTGCCACCAGAACAATTCGACCCGATGCCAGTAGAGAGTCTAGATGGTCAACTTCGTCGCCATCAATAGTGGCTGGATATTGTTTATCTAGAACGGTGAAGCCTTCGACTACCTGATATTTTGCCATAAGCTAAGCATACACGACGACACGAAAGTCAACCGTGAGGTAGGTCGTGTCGTTCGCGTCAACGGTTGAGATATTGGATGCCTCTTCGACGATCAGTGTTCTGGCGTATCCGCCAAGAGTTGTATCGCCTTCTATGGCTGCACGAATCCCGCTGTCATAAGACAGGTAGGTGTCCATCAAGTTTTGTGCGGTGCGTTCAGCGGCACGACCAACAATCACACTGACCGTGAAGACGTGTGTGACTAGACCTGCTCGCATCGCACCGTGGTAGGTGATTGATTCGAGTGTCGGCCATGCGATACCGCCGAGCGACGGGTTGACCTGATCGGGTTGCTGTGCGAATGCGCGAAGATTCGGGATCGTGGCAAGACGTGTCTGTAATCCTGTTTTGAGTTCGGTGACTGTTGCGGTCATGCGAACATTCGCATTCGGCGATATGGCTCGACAAGTTGTGCGACGTCTGGGTCGAGTGCGCGTGTCACTCGTATCGCACCCAAGTCTCCGAAGCCGGCAACGCCGAGCGGTGAATCGTAACGCTTGAAGATTCTTGATGCCTGGATGATCACAGCTTGTGTGATCGGCTCAGGTACAGATGGCCAACCGTAAACGGCGGTGAGTTGCACCAATGCTTCAAGTCCGAAGTTTGCGTTCAAGGTCGGGAACAGATAGTCGCCGACTGCGCGGATGCGTGTGTAAGGAACTGTCAACCCGTCCAAGATTCCGTTGACTGGTTCTAGTTGCCAATCGCTTGGAGTCCAAGTGATATCAAAGTTATTGTCGGCGAGAGTTGAAGTTCTGAGTGTGATCGCAGTCCCAGCGATGTCATCAATCTCGCACACGAATGAATCGGCTGCGGTAAACACTCGTGTCGTTGCCGACCCGTACTGCCAGAACTGTCGGTTCGCATAACCGTCAATCAAACGTGACGCCGCACCGGCACAGTTGTCAATCAGGTCGTCGTCTTGTGTGTCGGCTGTGCCGATTCGAAGAGCAGCCTTGATCTGGTTGCGTGTCGCATATCCGTTGACGATTGCCATGGTCTTCCTATCTTACTTCACGGTCCGAACGAGTGTACTCGGCAATGAACTTGACCATCTCAATGTCGGCTTCAACATTTGTATCCGATGAGATACGGTTTGGTCGAATATCGTTCACCAACACCTGGACACCAGCAGGCTTAAACCATTTAGCACCATGCACATGACACTTCCACCAGAACGCCCAGTCCGACCAATAGACCGAAGGGTAGCCACCAGTCCGAGTCCAAATATCTTTCGTGAACCAAGACGTACCCATCACATGATTGCGCATCGGTGCAGTCGCAAACATCTCAGGTGCGGAAGGGTTCACCCCACCATGCGACATGAACTTCAAAGTGTTTGCAACGACATCAGCGATCTTGTCAAGATTGTCTGGCAGACAACCAAACGCATCAGGATAGAACCTGTCATCCATCGCAAGCGGAGCAACCCAACCTTCACCGACAGTGGCGACCGCAGCGTTGATCATCGCATCACAGGTTCGAGTCCGACACTCAACAAGTCGACACGGTAAGTCAAGCGCACCACAATCATCATCAGGATGATAAGCAACCACCACATCGTCAGCCGGTGGATCTAACGCCTGCACCGAATCCCACCAACCTTGAACTTCACTCTTGTACGCAGTACCCCACACGAATCCGACAACGGTGATCATCGTTTGCGATACCACGAATGAGGTGCGCGTATCTCTCGAATGTAAGCAGGATATGAATCGTCAATGTCAACTTCCCAAAGATCTTCGCCACGAATAGAACGACCGACCCGATAGTTCTCGGCCATGAACTCTTCAGGGTTCTGAACCATGAGTTCTTGGTGAGAGAACGATCGCATCTTGTTAGCAGCCCATTCAGGTCCACCCATCCACGACACATGCCAACCTGAATGAATCTGATGCAACTGATGACGCAACGATCTCATAGTTTGCGCATCACCAGTTCGACTACCCCACGGACCCGCAACCATTGTGTGTTCATCAGAGAGACGCCAATACGCCGACATCACAAGACGCTTCATCATGTAACCATGCCAACCAGTTTTCAAAGTCTCTATGTCTTTCGGCGACCAGATCTCGTCACAGTCCGCGACCGTCACAATGTCTTCGGCTTCTGGCGCGAACTGTCGCAACACGGTGAAGAGATGGTTGCGTTGCTCTGCTTCAGCAGCCCAACTGCGAAGCGAAGTATCTGGTTCATAGATCTCGTAGTGGATTTTGTCGCGCCATTTGTAGAACCTGTCAAGGTCAATGCCATGTGCTTTGGGTTGACCCATGAAGGTTGTGGCCGACTCGACAACGATGATCTTGTCTATGACATCACCGATCTCGGTGAGCCGGCATTCGAGCATGTCGTGTTCTTGGTTGAACAGAATGCAGTCGAAGATTCTCATCAGTCCCAACTGAGATTGATTCGGCGTTGCAGATCCCACTGCCCTGCGTCAAGTCGTGCGTTGCGAAGTTTGAACAACTCCATGTTCGCTCGGAAGCTCTCACGATTCTTGTCAAACAGCGACGGATCTGATAGCAGCGTGGACGAGTTGTCGTGATAGACCAGCGCATCAGACTTGACAATCTTCTTGTGCAGCCGTGTTGCGCGACGCTCATAGTCGTTGTCTTCAAAGTATGCAGGATGGAATGCTTCGCAGAACAGTCCGACATCTTTGACAACTTCGGATCCGATCCAAGCACAACACCAACCAGGTTCACCCGCTAGATGTATCTCGTCTATGTCTGACTCTTTGTAGAACTTTTCTAGATGTCCGTGTGCGAAGTGTGCATCCGAGTTGAGCAGAATCCAACCTGTTGCGAATGGTGTCATCTTGATTCCAAGGTTCCATGATGTTGCGACACCGAGGTTCGATGGCATGTCCATGATGTATCTGTTCTGAATCTTTGTGCTGCGTGGCAGAACTAAACAGTCTTTGGCGATCCGACCGCCGTTGTCAATGATGATCAGATTCTCAACTGGATAGTCGATTGACTTGATGCACCTTTCAAGCAGGTCGTATCGGTTGAGTACAGGGATGACTATGACCGGCACCATGCGGACAGCTCCTTCATTGTTGGCTTCCAATACTGCTCAAATACTTGATCGGCTCCGTACCCTAGGGCATGGGTGATCGCGTCCTGAGAACGGCTCCTAGGCGCGTTATAGGCCGCCTTGAGAGCGTTCACGATGTCAGGCACGTTCGGTGTGAAGAACCATGACTTCTGTGCCGCATCCCACCACGGCTGGCCTTCGACGGTCCAGCCGTCACCGACGAGTTCAGGTTGTGCAGTGAAGTTGCTGACAATCACTCGACACCCGCAAGCCTGCGCTTCAATGACAGGAATGCCAAAGCCTTCACCCATCGAGCAAGACAGCAGAACATCGGACGCCGTGTACATCGCAGCCATCACATTCTGTGGCAACGAATGACGGTACGCATACTGATCCACAACCTTGTACTTGTCCTTCGATACACCGACCGCATCCAACAATGTCGGCAAACTAATCCCAGCCATCGCACCATCAGGTTCCGTGTACAAATACAGCACCGCATCAGGATGATCCTTGGCAAAGATTGAGAACGCAAGAATGTTCTCAGCCCAAGCCTTCCGCGCAGGTTGCGAACCTTTGTTGGTCGCAACCATAGACACAACGAATCGGTCTTCTTCCCAACCCATGAACTCTCGACCAGTCATCTTCTGACCGCTCGCCAATGTCACCGACTCGGTCGGTTTGAACACCGGCTCGATTGCGTGAGGAACATACAAGTGTTCAACACCTGCTGTCTCCAACATTCGTGAACCAAACTTTGACATTGCGATCGGTCGCACGTTCTCACGCGCACACCAAGCCAACACATCTGGTGGCGTTGGCTGATGATCAATCGGAACCCATGACGCAATGTTCTTCAAAGTTTTCAACGAGTCAGACTTCAACACCCAAGTGTCGAAGAGTGTGATGAGCAGTGTCGGCGTTGATAGGTCTTGGTTAGCCCATTCCATTGTGTGCGCGACAACTACATCGTCGGAGTATGCAGCCAATCCTTGCGGATAGATTTTGAATCCGTTCCAAGTTGATGCCGCGCCTGCAAGGCCGTACATCGCGTGGACTGCTACTTGGTGGTCTTCTTTCGCGAGCCTTTGGATGACTTGCGCGGTTTGCTGTCCGTATCCTGTGGCAGCCCAAGGTGCGTTGGAATACCAGACGATCCTGAGTCGGTCGGGATTGGTTGGTCGGACACTTCCAACAAGTGCGCTACGCCCGCTCGGAGCAAACGCTCCGCCAAGGCTCCTGGCATCTCCACTGGGACGCCCTTCACGATTACGGTTTGCCACATGATCCTCCTAAGAATAGTGCAGATATAGAGAAAGTCCACGGCCAACCCTGCACGAAATGGCCGTGGACTTAATCCTAGTCACAGTCCTTGCGGACTGTCATGTCTTGTTATCGGTTGCGCTAATTAAGCAGCGTTACCGATGAAGTGTTTGACATGTGATGTTTGTGGCAAGTTGCCATCAACACGCATTGTTGCACGGAAGGTGATGAGATCAGTGCTGAATGCGAAGTCATCGCTTCGATCCAACTTGATGCCGCCTACCGAGCGAACGAAGTACGAAGGAAGGTGTCCGAAGATTACCGACTTTGCACTTGTTGCTGTGTCTGCCATTGCTGGGTTCTCGAATACTGGGTATCCAAGGAGCAAGTCATTTGCGTCTGCGCTGAGTGCTGGTTGGAACACGAAGTTGCCTGCCGTGTCCTTCAGTTTGCGCATCGCACCGATTGACTTTGCATTCATCTGGAAGCCTGAACCAGCCAAACGACGACCGGCTGTGTCTACCGAGTAGACCAAGTCAATCAAGTTGTCTGCTGTGAACGCACCCGAAACTGCGGTTCCGCCAGTTACGCCGAGAGATGAAGCCACGACGATACCTTTTGGTTGGTTTGTTCCTGAGCCAGTTGTCAGTGAAGCGTTAACACGCACACCGAGTTCGTTGCCGGTCTGATCAGCCAAGAAGCGCAAGATGTCCACGCCTGAATCTTCGACCAACTCTCGTGAGAGTTGAACGAGGAACGAGAACTTGTATGCACCCAAAGTGATGAATGAGTTGAATACTGGATCCGATTCTGCGATTGCTGTGCCTTCGCCAACGATTGCCGCTGTCGAGTATTGAGCAAGTGATGGAATCTGAAGGTTCTCGCCTGATGCTGTGTTCAAGACTGTTGAAGTCTGGAGCATTGGACCAACCGTACGAGCAAGCATGATCACTTGGTCATAGAACGATGTTGGAACTGGTGAACCAGTCGAAGTCTTTACAACGTCACGCTTTTCAAACATGTGTGAACGGATCTCGCCTTTTGCCATCGAACGAATTACATCGTTGTCGTTGCGCTCTGCGCGTGGTGCGTCAGCGACAGGACGAACCTGGTCTGCGATCTCGCGTGTTGCTGCATCCAAACGAAGTTCACGGGCCTCATCGGCGCGGAGCTTCTCGATTGTTGCTGTGCGCTCATCAAGTTCTTTGCTGATGCGCTCGTATGTCTGAGTCTCTTCTGCTGACAAGTCACGCTTCTCAGCGGTTGCAACATCAAGAATCTTCTTTGCGGCTTCCCACGCTGTAGCGCGTTGAGCCATTTGTTGTTCAATAAATTGTTTCATGATTTCTCCATGATTGGTTAAGTTGTGGTGCGCAGGAAGTTGTGTTCCGATCGTAGCGGTACGCTTACCAATCTCTAGCCGTAGCGGAACGCTTACCGGCAGAACTAACTCTAGACGATGCCTAGATGTTTTTCAACAGTTCAAGATGCTTCGCCATCAAGCTCACTGACGAAGGAACTTTGGCTGGTTCGGCACGAAGTTTGCTGACCGCACCCGACAACAGATCAGCCGACTCATCTGACAGAGTGCCACCCGCTTCAAGGACTGTGATCGCTTCAGCGAGTTTGTCAACGTCAACACCTGTGCGCTCGGCAAGAATGTCCAGAGAACGAACAGAAGCCGAAGTTGCGGTGTAGGCAGGGAAGCCTGTCACGACCGACACTTCATGCAAACGCACCTGGCGCAGTTCACGACTCATACCATCATCCGACCATTTGTCTCCACCAGACGGAACCGAAAAGCCGAACGACATCGAGTCAACATCGCCGCGCTTCATCAACACGGACAGGTCACGGCCGACAGTTGTGTCAGGAAGATCTGCTTCAACGAGCAACCCTTTTGAATCTTCTTGCAATCGCAAAGTCTTTGACCTTGTCGAAGCAAGCAACATTGATGAATCATGATTCATGTACATCTTGATCGGCATACGACTCTTCAAAGATTTTTTGAATGCACCTTGCGCAATTCGCTCAATGAATGGCAACGGTTCAGAATCAGAGTTGAACACTGCTGCATAACCTGTGAATGACATTCCGTCACCTGTTGGTCCTTTGCGTAGTTCGAAGTCGTTGATCTGAATGCGGCGTGTCTCTAATGATTCGCTCATGCCGTCAATCATAACAACATTCACGGACAGAGTTCTAGAGGAACGCGGATGATCTTTTGGAAGCAGATCGTTG